CAAATCCAAAGACTGTACTGTACGGAGTTGCATCAAAGTGCGTGTCCTGACATAGATTCAATATGCTAGGGTACATCGTACCTCTAGCATCTATACTACCCGGCGTTTGTAAAATTTCCATGAAATCCCTTTATTTGATGAATTGTAACCATTCTTGATACCTTACGTTGAAGTCCTGCTTCTTACGCTTATTTACTAATTCGTAAAAGTCAGGCTTGTAAGGTTTGATTCTTGGTTTCCATCCTTTAGTCTTATCACTCTTGTTTGAGTTACAAGGTGCGCAAGCAGTAGTACAGTTTTCCCATACACTCTTACCGCCCTTTGAAACAGGCATAACATGGTCTAATGTTGATTCGCTACGGCTAACATAATCTCCGCAGTATTGGCATTGTCCATTATCTCTAAGGTAAACATTACTACGACTGAAACGAACTGTAACTTTAGGTTTCATGTATTCGCGTAGCATCATAACACTAGGTACAGGAGTTTCCCAAGTAGCAGAGTGTACGATCCAATTGTCGTGCCAGAATAAAACATCGGCCTTGTCTAAGACCATGTATTTGATCGCATCTTCCCAAGTTAGGGTACTTAACGGCATATATGACACTGGATTGCCGTCAGCGTTAAGTAGCAGAGTATCTGCCATTTTGATTACCTCTTTTGATTGTGTTACAGACCCAACCTATGAAGTATATATTATACGCTCATACTGTATTTAAGTCAAGTTCGATTACAGTAATATGTTTTGGGCGAATTCTTGAGCACTTTGATCAAGGGCTTTGCACCATTGATCCTTTTGATCCGATTCAAACACTAGGTCCAATTCGGCAGTACTAGTACACCAGCTGTGTTCGTGTTTCCAAGGAGCTATACCATTCATTTCGTTTGATAATTGCCCAGGACCCCAACCGCATAATCCTAAAAACATTCGCCAATATTTTGGATGATCCCCAATACTCAATCTGGGTATGATATCATCCGCACTACTCAAACTAAAATTTTCATTTACTCTAAGTGTGTTCTTACTTTTCCATTCATTGCTGTGTAAGAAACTAAGACTTTGTGGACTGAGCGGACCGCCTTGATAAACGTAACCTGGAACATCTAATGGAATGCCGACTTGCAAACCAAAATCGTTTATAGTCATCGAAGTTCGTTTGTTTAAAACAAGACCCACAGTACCTTGGTTGTGATGTTCTGTTACCATGATAACAGTCTTATACCAAAAGTTTCCTTTAACAGCAGGAGGAGCGATTAATAAATTACCTACAATATTCATGTAGGTATTTAGTTATGCGAATCGTGCCACAGATTGTTTTACGTCTGCAATAGTGATAGAGCCATCTTTGTTTCGATCTAGCCCTTTATTTTGATCATAAACTTTGCCGCTAAAACCTGGAGCGCCGCTTTGTCCTAGAACTGTGCTGTCATCATAGCCAACATATTTAGGCATAAACACTGCCATATATAAATCGCCTAGCTGGCCATTGCCAACACCTGTCATTTTAAAATACTTGTAGACATAATCTAACTGTTGTACGCCATCCATTTTAAACAAGTCATCTGTAGTTGTTCCAAGTCTACGTGCAGTATCAGGCATAAATTGAATAAGTCCTGTTGCTCCACTTGGATTGCGAGCTTGTGGATTAACTCCTGACTCTTGTTTAAAAATTGCCATTAAGTCACTAGACTTAACACCTAATGCGTTTGCTACTTTTTCTAGTTTCTTTTTAAAATCTGGATCTTGAATAGTTGTTGTATCTATTTTTTGTGCATCCACACTGTCTGGACGAGATAGCACATCTTTATACTTGGCGGCAATGTCTGGAAATTGATCTGCGGCACGACGTGTGTATGTGCCTAAGCGACCGTCTACACCATCATTCTTAGGACCAAAGTTTCCTAAATTAGCACCTTTTGCTTTTAGTTCTTGTTGTAAAGCCATTACATCTTTATCAACTGCTTCGTTAATGATTTCGTAAACTTTCATTTTTGACCTTTACGTGTTCCATAATCTGGTAATGGGCCGCCGTATTTCTTTCCTTTGATCTTTTTGCCGCCAACTGTAACACGCACTTTAGATTGTCCGTGTCCTATTAAATGGCTCTTTTCGCCATCGCGAGCTCTGTAGCCTTGGCTTTTACAACTAGCTAGTTGACTGGCACCTAGATCGGCATCGGGTCTGCCGCTTACACATAAACTACGTGGTGCTTTACCGTGTTCTGGAATAAATTCGCTTGCTTTCATAGTTTAGTATTTATGTTACTTTAAACTCTTTGCAAATGCATCCAAATCGTCAAATATCAGTGTCTTTTCTTTGATTTTCTTGTAGGCCCATCTATTAAGTTCTTGTTCTGTTTCTTTACCTTTGCCTGTACGCACTAATACTGGACGAGCGCCAATATTCATTGCGGCTTTTAAGTCCTTGATAGTATGCCCTACATAATAACCTTTGTTAAACACAATGTCTTTACATTGTTCCTGACACCGTTTAAACATACCTGTATTAGGTTTAACGAATGGGTCTTGTTTGTTTATACCTATACTATAATACATTCCATCAATATCGCTACATCCTGCATTACCTAGCTGTGTCATTAGTTCAACATTAACTGCTTCAACATCTTCTTTGGTCATTACACCCGATTCAACTCCTCGTTGATCAGTTATAATGGCAATTTTATATCCTTTGTTTCGTAACTGTGCAACTGCTTCAAAGCTACCTTTAATTGCTTTGAAATCTTCTGGACGTCTACAATGTTCTATCCATTCGTTTAGTACACCATCTCGTTCTAAACCAATTACACATTTAGTTCTATATTCACCGCCGGACCATACAATATTTGTCATGTTTGTTTTAACCATTCATATACGTTTAACCACTTACGTTTGCCTATTGTTTCCTTTAGGTGTGTTAAATCTGCTCGAGTTCTATGTCTAAATCGAGTTTTTTCTATTTCAGGTACCGGCACAAACTCGATAGCCACACCTTCTTGTTCTGCTATTTCTTCTGCAATATCTAAGAAACTATGAGCAAGTCCTGCTCCGCAATTCCAAATCCCTGAACCATTGACTGTCTTAATAAAGTCTATGTGTAAGCGACAAACATCGCCTACCCAAGTCCAATCACGTTTGATATTTTTAGCATTTTCCCAAACAGTAATCTTGCCTTCTTTACGAGCTTGCTCTTGCCATTTAACAATAGCATTGCTTCGTTTACCGCGTAGGTGCATCCATTTGCCGTAAACATTGAAGTAACGGAATCCTTGTACGTATATCTTTACATCTTGTTGCGGCCACCAACGGTCAAACAAATACTTACTCCATGCATAAGGAGTTTGTGGATGGCAGGGTGCTAGTTCACTAAAATCTTTAGTGTCACCGTATACTGAACTAGAACTTGCATATTGAAGATTAACTCCGTGCAAGTTACACTCATTAAATAGCCACTGGCTAAATTCTAAATTTTGTTTTAAAATTTGCTCTACGTCGGTGCAACTCATATCGGCAATAGCACCTAAATGTATTACCCAATCAAATGAACTGACATCCGGCCTTTCGGTCGGATGCCAATCGTAGCCTTCGACATGCCAGCCATCTTCTTGTTGAAGCCAGCCAATCATGTTTCTTGCAATAAATCCTTCAGAGCCTGTTACAAGTATCTTCATGAAGATATTTAATCATTACTTTCAGTTATAGTGTTTCTTCCTGAAAGGTAATGACCTTCTAATATAGTTGTATCGGAATGACAATTTTTACAAAGCGTTTCCAAATTGTCAGGATGATTATTGTCATGATTACCATCTTTGTGGTTAACATCCAATTTATTCCTACACAGCCTATTAAACAAGTCTGGATCACTATCTTTTAAATGGTAATGTTTCCAATTCTTATCTTCACTAGGATTAAATCCGCAACAATCGCAATAAGGTTTTCTGTATGCTTGGTACAATTCAGTGCCAGCATATCCTCCGTATTCCGATTGATACAGTTGATGATCTCTGCAAAACTTTTCAGATCCTGGGCCAAGTACATGACTTAAAGGTTTTCCGCAAAAAGGAACACAGCAACATTTGCCGTGCTCCTTCTTAAGTTGTGCAGGGGATTTGAGTTTGTCCCACTTGCCTTCACGCATGATTACACCAAGTCACTTGCTAGTGGCCAGAAAGAACTCTTGCTATCTGATGCAGGAACTTTCTTTGTCATACTCTTATCTAATTGTGCAATTAGATATGGGAAGCCATGTACAGGTTCTTTGTTGAACCTTGGAGTAGGAACGTTAATTCCCAACGATGCCGCATGTGCAGTACTTTGAGTATGCCAATTACCGTATGCGTTGCTAGCCTTGATCCAAAACTTACCCATCGGACTAAAGTCACAATTCCAATGTGTGTAGATTGTTTGGAAAAGCTCTGACACATAACCTGTATCAACTGCAATTCCTTCAATACGACAACGATCAAAGTAATGTGCCATCATTACCATTTCTTTTTCTTCTACAGGGCGTTGCAATTTTGTAGCAAGAGCAAGGTATTGTGCAAGGTACTTGACTGATTCTGGTTGCAGTTTATTAATTTCTTGCAAACGAGTGATAGCACCTGCTTCATCGTGATCATTAAACTTCTTAGCTGTAACAAACAATCCGGCTTGTTCAATGTATTGTTGTTTGATTTCAGTAGCAATCCAAGTTGGATTAGTTGCACCATCAATGCGTACACCAAATACCATTTGTTCCCAAAGATCAATCATTTCCAACATCTTCTTGCCTTCTTTCGAATTCAAGCTGATAAAGTTAGCTCGCATCTCAGCTTTAAGGTCGCTTTGATATAAGTTAATTGGAATTATAACTGTATCTGGATCTTCATCCAAAAGTTGCGTTGCAATGAGCCATAGTAATACTATAGTATGCTGTCCGTCCCAAGCCAAAAAATGATCTTTGCCTTTGGTTGGGCGATATACTTGGATTGGCACAACCATTGTGCTCATAAATTGATTGAGCAAAGTTAATACCCAAAAGATATCTAGTTGGCGTTGCATTGTGCCATCGATACCAACTTGATTCATTGCTACTTGTTTTGCTTCTGCCAATTTCAAATCTGCCCACTTTTTCAATCCAGGATTGCGTCTGCGGAATTCTGCTTTGGCTTGTTCCAATGTTGCGTCAACGATTGCTTGATTCATTGGACTCATCGCATTATATGTTTTGTCCCATCGTTGCTTAAGAGTACGAACATGACTTGCGTTACTGTTGTAACGAGCGTTTTTGATTGCGGCGGCCGTTTTAGTAGCCGTCATTAGGTTTTGTAGATTCATCATTTTTCGTCCTTTCGAT